AGGCTTCCCGCGCGGCCGGAGCCAGCACGAGCTTGCCCTTGGTGGCTTCGTCCAGCTGCGTACGCACGCCGTGCAGCTTCATCTGCTCGGACATGGCCGTGAGCTGCTTGGCCTGGTCGGCCAGCACCGTCTGCTGAGCCTGCACCATGTCGGCGAGCGCCTTCATGGCCGGGTTGGTCTCGGCGAACTTCTTCAGTTCGGCGAGGAGTGCCTCGTTGGCGTCCGGCTTGTCTTCCGGCTTGTCCTGAGGCTTGGTCTCGGCGAGTTCCTTCAGCTTGGCGCGCACCTCTTCATCGGTGGCAGTCTCCGCCAAGCCCAAGGCCTCCCGAAGTTCCTTCGGCGTCACACCTTCCTCCTTGGTTGGGAATAGGAAAGACAGCTCGGCCAGGTTCACCGGCATGATGTCCTTGAGGAAGGGCCGGTTGGTCAACCCTCCACCACGAAGAACGTCAGTGAATTCCGTGCCCGACTTGGGGTGCGTCCACTTGTCCGCAAACTCAGGCGAGAAGTACCGGTATTCGCCGGCCTTGATTGCCGCAGCTGCTTCGGGCGTAAACTCCACCTCGATGAACAGGCCGTTCGCACCGCGCGATTCGGCCTGCTGAACCCACCCAGCAGCCTTGCCGGTGTGAGCTTTGTGATCGTAGTCGATGTCGAGGGCAGTCCCGACGACGTTGTTGTTGACGTTGGCCGCGAACCGCTTCGCCCGCTCCTCGTTGAATACCAACTCACCGTAGAGGGGGTGCTTGTACTTACCAAGCGGCAACGCCTGCATCCACGTCTTGTGGCCCTCGTGGAACTGGATGCCCCTGAGATCGGAGTAGAAGCCGAACTTCACTGCCACTCCTCCTCACGCAGGTAGACCATTGGGTCACCTCTTATTCTATCGTAGTCAACTTGATGCACGCAAGTCTCGTGTTTAACAAGCCCGCGTAGCTTCAACACACCGCACACGGCCTTAGGAAACTGATATCAGCCTCCGCCTGAGCGGTCCTTGCCTGCATTGGCGTTTGTAGGTCTGGCACTCGGCTTGCCCTGTCGAGGCTGCATGTTCGGCTGTCCCGGAGGTTCCACCGTTCCAGGCCCTTGAGGTGTCGCCACCTTGCGCGTCGTATCCTTGTCCATCGGAGGCAGGTCCAGCTCCTTGCGCAGCTGTGCCTCGAGAACGTCATCCGGCTGGATGAGGCCCGCACCAACGAAGTTCCGCAGCGAGAACGACATGGTACGAACGTCCTCCCACTCACCGATTCGGCGAGCGTGCAGCTTCGGGTACTTGCCCCGACGGAAGTTGAAGTCCACCAGCTGCTTGATCACGTGCCGATTGAGCGTGTCAGTGATGCAGGCCGCGATGTACCGTGTGCTCTTATAAAAGAGGTCCTGCGCTTCCCGCTTTTGGGCGGGTGAGGTCGCGAATGGTGCTAGGATATTGTCGTAAATCTTGGCGTCGTGGTGTTCGATCGACTTGATGCAGTCGACCGGCTGGCCTTCGAGACGCGCAAACATGACCTCCCAGAACGGCGGCAACACAATGTGTGCACGGTCGTTCGTCCGAAGGTTGCGACCCATCTCCTCGGCAAGCAACTTGTCCGCTGTCGAGAAGCCCGCAGGCAGCTTGATGATCGGAACGCCGATACCGTGGCGCTCCTTCTGGATGGCGTCGATCTTGTACAGCGTGTCCTTGAAGTACCAGTGCTTGTATGCCGAGCGAAGGACGCTCGTTCCGCGTAGGTCGCCCGCTTCAGCCTCGAGGCTGAAGATGACCAACTTCTGAATCGGAATGAAAATCCCGTTCGGCTCAGCCTGGAAGTCGTTCGGAAGCATGCGCACACCATCAGGACCACCCTGACGGTCGTACAACCATTCCTGCACGTCCATCGGGTGGCGCGGTGCGAGCTTCCGCAACACGATCTTGCCGTCGTCGTTGAGCTGGAACACCTTCTCGAACGCCATGTGCCCGTACTCGCACATGAGGAGAATGTCGTCCAGAACACGCGACCACGACACGTTCAGACCGTCGAACAGTATCTCCTCGATGAACGTGGCGATGTTCTTGTCCAGGGTCGAGTCGCTGGCCGGCTCGATATACCAGTGGGCTGCCTGAATGGGCGTCTTGAGCAGCCGAAGACTGCCACGCACCGTGCCGTCCTGGCGCTTCATGCGATAGTACTCGGTCAGACCCTGCAAGCCCTGCAGCTTCGGGTTCCACTCCTCACGTGTCCACGAAGTCCACGGACTTGGACTGGAGTAACCGAGCTCGCCGATTGCCTGTCCACGTGACGCGAAGCCTGTGTCGCGGTCGGCGAAGACGATGAAGTCGTTACCAGCACTTACAAGGTCATACTTGTAAGCAGCAGTAGCCAGGTCAGTAAGCTGAACCTTTCCGAAACGCTGCTCCAGGGACGCAATGTGTGCGTCAAGGGCGACGGTCCCGGGATCGCTCGCACGGTGCATGGGCCACAAGTCTGTGGATCCCAAGCCTGGGAGCGCGAGCTGTTCTGATGCCATGTGATCATCACGCTCCTAGAATTGAAGGTCTCCGGCTGAAAAGAACGTGTCGGATTCTCCGGTCGCTTGTGTGTCGAACCGGAAGAACCCCATCTCGACGCTGTCGGTTTCGTAGGTGTTGCCTGAAGGTGCTGGCCGTGGTGCACCCTTGACGTGCCCGAATGGGTCGTAGATGTCCGTCAGCTGGCTCCTACCGCAGCCAAGCTTGAACAGGTGCATCACTCCGTAGCGAATTGCGTCAAGTGCGTGGTCGTCATACTTCTGTGCTGCTTCACGCACGTTGACCAGGTTGCGTGTCGTGGGTGCCCGGTAGCCGTTGAACTCCCGGATCACATTCTTGCAGCGCGGGTCGACGAACATCTGTGGCCTGCGTAGGCTGTCAGCGTACTGGAGGTCCAACAGTGTCGTCATCTCGGTCAGGTCCAGGTTGTCTGAAGGCTCACGGACCTTCAGGAACGTCTTCACAAGGTCGACACCTTCGCGCCAGTTCTGCTTCGCCTCAGGCATCGCAACACATGGAGCAAAGTGCGTCGACACATACATCGCTGCCTCGGGATCAGCTGCATCGCCGAAGCACATGTCCAGTCGGTAGCCTTCGGGATGCGACCTTTCCCGCAGCATTCTCAGGTGTTCTTCAAGCATCAGGAACGGCTCGTAGTGTTCACGCCAGATGTATATCTCATCACGTGGCGACACCTGGAACTCGATTGCCGCGAGTGGGTTTGTGTAGCCCCAGTCGAAGGCAATGTAGTTGGGCCATAGTGGATTGAACGTGTGCTGCCTAACGTGTGTACGCTCGGCAAACTCGGCATAGATCTTGCCGACGTAGGAAGTGAAGTCCGCCGCGATTTCCTGCTCGAACCACTCCCTAGTGGAAGACCGCTCCAAGCGCTGGATTTCCAAGTCATCGCGACCGTCAGGGTACACGTAGGGATTTTCCCAAGACGGGAACTGCCAACTCTCCGTCTCAGGGAAGTCAGGATCTTGTCCCTGCTGCCACAAGCCGTGATACCAGTTGAAGCCTTCAGGTGTGCTTGGGAATGTGGCTGTACCACGACGGTCAGCCAACGCTGGCTGGATGTACCGCTCCCAGGTGTCCTTCTTGTGCTTGGCGGCCTCGGACATGATCACGTGGTCAAGACGCTCACCGACCAAGTTCTCCGGGTGGTCAGCAGATCGACATTCGATGCGTGTCTGCCACGGGAACTCGATGTACATGTCGCCGGAGCGCTTGTTGTAGGCACGCTTGACGCGCTTGTCCCGCGCCAACAGCAACTGGACGATCATGTCGTTCCAGATAACCCGGAACTCCTTCTCGGCCAGGTCGTACGTCGGACCGACAATCCATGCTCGACGGTCCGGAAGCAACAGGCGCGGCTCTTCGTCGCGCGCTCCCATGACGCTCTTACCGAATCGACGTCCACAACAAGGCACACGGAACCGTGCCGGGCTCTGGTGAAAGAGCCACTGCCTTGGGTGCGGCTTGTACCCGATCTTGTCGAAGTACTTCCGCACGTCGATCTTAGCCAATTAGCACGTCCTAGGAGCTGGATAAGGATGGGCCTCACGCAGTTGGTCACTTTCCCGGCGCACCTCGCTGTACGTCAAGAGTGCCTGGTAGCGATCAGCTGGTGTGGCTGTAGTGTCGAGCAGCACTGCGAACATCTGGTCGAAAGCCGCACGGTCAGCTTTAGCTGCTCCGTCACGCTCAGCAAGTGCATGTGCAGTTTCGGTGGCATACTTCTGCTGGCACCGATAAACGGTGCGCAGTTGGAAGCCGAATGCAATCTGCGCCAGGAGCATCAGCGCAACCACGACATATGCCGTAGTTCTGGCGTCGAGCCAGCGCCTTACGCGCATTACCTTACCTCCGTCGAGGGGGCTTGCTACCTTCCTCAAGTGACCAGACTGGGTGCGTGTTTTGCGGTTCGGTTTTCGGCGTGCGCTGCAGCTTGAACACCACGCCTATAGGCCAGGCCACCATTCCAAATAAGGCAGCCCAAACGATGGCCTGCAAAATGTACCCCGCCACTACTTCGCGCCTTCCTGTTTGGCGTCGACGATGGGCTGCGGCACCACAACGTCGACGTCTTCGGACCTGCGCCACGATTTCGGGACTGGCGGATTCATTGCCAGCCACAGCGTTGTGGGAACGCTCCAAATCAAAGGATCGGGTAATGTCCCCCTAATCAGCATCGTTGAAACTGCTACGGACCACACTAAGAGGACCGTGAGCAGAAACAAGTTGCGAACCCACGTTGCCACACCCGCTCCTGTGACGGCTAGATGAACGTGTACACATTGGTGTCCGTGCGTTCCTCACGCGGCAAAATTCCTGTGGTCTCGTCTCCGTAGGTCTCGCCCTGATGCCCTACGCGTAGGACAAGACCGTCGTTGAGGGCCGTTCCTGTGATTACCGCCGGTCGACGCTTACGCGTTCCCGGCAAGTAGTAGGTGGCTAGCTTGCGGACCATGGCTAGTACCGCTTGAAGTAGGCGTTGACGTCCTTCATCCCCGTCGCCTTGATGGCCGTGCCATCCAGCGCACCGTTGGTGAGACCACCTGTCGGAGAGAAC